TATTCTCATGCCACCTTTCTTTGCCATCTCTTTAATTTTACCACCTGCACCACCTTTCTTCTTACCTACTTCCTCAAGTTTTTTCTCTTCATCTTTTGCTTTCTGTCTTTGAAGTAATCTAGCAGCATCAAGTTTCTTTTCTTCCTCAACTTTTTGTTCTCTCTCTGCTCTCTTTTCAAATGCTTTTTGTAGTCCTCTAGTTGTCTCTAGTATTGCTGACAAACCATAGTTCATTATATTAAATGCCTCAGCAGTTGGCATAAACTTTGGTTTTCTCTTTGCTGCCTTCCTTGCTTCTTTAGCTGCTTCTTTAGCGTCTATCTCTGCCTTAACCTGTTCATAAGTCTTAGCATCCTTTCTTCTCTTTCTTCTCTTTTTTAATTTACCACCACTCGCATCTACCTCTGCCTGTACTTTAGCATCATATTCTGCCTTCTCCTCATCAGACATCTGATACCATGCTTTCTTCTCAGTAATCTTAGGCATCAGTTACTACCCCTGCTGATATGTGTGAGTAAACACCGTTCTATATTCATTACCATCATTAGATGTTTTTAATGGAGGAATATTCGATACACCTCCACTATCCATACCAGTAGTTCCTTTTGTGCCACTCGTAGTGTCACTTGGTGTTGGTATTATTTCAATTTGATCACCAGGATTATTAGATATCTCTTTAACCTTCTCAGCATTGGATTGCTTTTGTTTACTTGCGTCTAAGTCTGCTTGTGTCATAGTATAACCAGTGCTCTCAAGACCATCTTCTTTGTATGTTGTTGATTTATTAAGTAATTTATTTGTATCAACTGTCTCTCCTCCACTCTCAGTTTTAGTTGCTGAGTCTATGGTATTCAAATCTTTTTCTGCCTGTCCTACCTCATCTGATTCAATGTCTTTCTTAGTATCGTCTGAGACACCTTCAATTGTTGATATATCTAATTCTCCTGAGAACAATGCATCAATTTGTTTTGTATATCTCTCTCTAATCTCTTCTTTTGCTTTAGCAATTTTAGGTCCTGACTTTTTAGCACCACTTCTACCCTGATTATTCTTTCTTATCTCTTTTTCTTTTGCTTTCATCTCTGCTCTCATATTATCTCTAATTTGGATGAGTGCATCTCTTTTCTCAATATACTTTGCTACTGCCTCTTTTTGCTCTGGAGTTCCATGCTCTGCTATAGTTTTCTTCTTACTCTTTCTAGTACTTCTACTACCTGCAACATAGAATTTTTCTTTCTTTCCTCTACCTGTAACTTCTATACCTTGTTCATCTAAATCTTGTTTTAATGAATTAAATCCTTCAAGATATTCTTCACCACCTGCTGCCCTAGTTTGTATTGCTTTTACTATAGTTTTTGTTAAAATAACTGTACCTGCGATACCTGCAATCAAACCTATCGCTGCCCAAGTCCAAGGATTCATTAACAATGCCATGATAGCTGGCATTGCTGCGGATAAAGCTCCAGTAATGGCGGATATTGCACTAATAATAGGTCCTATATTGAGTAAAGCAAATATTCCTGCTACGACTCCCAGTGCTTTTACAACCTCCATACCCATCTTTTTAAATGATTCTGTGTCCCCCTCTTTGAGGAAGTTCATCATTTTTGCACCTTTGTCAAATAACCATCCTGCAAATATGGCAGTCAATGCTGTAAATAATCTATTTAAGATACCCTTTGCACCTTCTGCTAATTTAGATGTCTTCTTTGTTTGTTCTTTTGATTCTTTAGTATCTAATTCTAAAAAGTTTTCTGCACCTTTTTTCTTCTTAGCATCTAATTCTCTTGCAGCATCTGTATCATCTTCTTTCTTTTGTTTCTTATCTAATTTTAATTGAGAGTCAAGGATCTCTACTATTCCTTTTAATGTATTATTAATATTGACTAAAGTTCTACTAACCTCATTGATATTTTTTGGGTCAACACCCTCCATCGAAGCACCAGATCCCTTCGTACTCTTGGAACCCATGAACTTCTGCGGATCTACCTTTGGTTTTGCCTTAGTCTCAGCCATTTCGCTGCTGCTGTTTTAAATTTTCCTCTTCGATATAATTTTTTAATAAACTAATGTATATCTCCCGTTCCCACGGGATCATGTTTTCAATATCACTCAAACTATATTTATGATGCTGCATGAGGGCGAAGTTGATCTTGTAATATGAGACAAGATCCTCATGGAGCATCGCTAGTTGAAAAAAGCTGCTAGTCCTTCCAGTTTAATAGTATTCTCTTTCTTAGTCTTAGGGTTTGTTACTTTTATTTCATGAGTAAGTTTAGGCATAGTAGTAAAGAACTTCTCCAACTCTTTAAACTGTTTAGAACCTAATCCCTCAAGAAAGTCTACCATTTCTTTCTGTGTAAAATCTGCACTAGTCCAAGTCTCATCTTCACTATAAATCATATCTACACAACTGGCAATCATTTCAATAGACTGCTCAAATCCAACCTGATCAACTTGGAAGTTTTCTTTAATGAACTCATCCAATGAAGGATACTTCATTCTCATCTTAAGTTTATCATCTAAGATAATATCTTTGTCATGCTCTGGATCAAATGTAACTTGAATAGCATCTAAATCTACAGTTACTGGTACAGTAGTAACACCATCATCAGGACAGGTGACTTTTATATCTACTGTCTCACCAACAGACTTACCTCTTACATTTAAGAATAAGTATTCAATATCAAATGTTGATAGTTTATCAATCTTAATTCCTTTTGTAAGGATACACTGTCCTAGAACTTGTTTAACTGCTCTAGCAATGTCTCCAATGTCATTACTTTCCATAGCAATGACCAGAATTTTTTCTTCTTTAACTAAGAATGGTCTGTATCTAATTTTCCTTTTTGATGAAGGAATCGTCAACTCATAGGTTGGTGCATTAATCTGGGGTAATGGCATCAGTTTTTTCCTTTAACTACACCACAAAGATATGACATTGTGGATTTGAATAGGTTACCATCTAGTTCATCAAACATATACATGTTCAAACGAAATGCATAGTTTGCTTCAGTAACGATAGCATTTACCTGTGATTCTGTTACAGGCAGTTTATTTAGGGTAGCACGATAATTATTTTTAAACTCTTTTTTATTGTCAATATCAGGAAATTTATAAAACGCAAGACCTTCATCTTCAAGTTTAAGTGCTTTCTCTGCTATATTTTTAAGAATTTGACCACCAGAGAGATCACCAAGATACCTAGTATAGTGATGTCCTACCAGAAGTTCTGGTTCTTCATGAGCAACCTCTTGAATACGCTCCATGTATTGCTTACATGCCTGTGAAGGATATATTTTCTCTCTCCAATCTATGCCGAAGAAATAATCACAATCCTCTGCTAAAGCATCATGCCTATACAGTTCTGGTATGTTCAGAGGTCCTACAATAGGATCATCTTTTAATCTTCTGACTTCTGCTTCTATAGTATGATATATGAAGTAAAAGTTAGAGATCAACTCTCGATAATTTTCTTTGTCTACAACACCTTTGAGGAATGATGAAACAAATTTAGTGTTCTCTGCTGCTGAATGAGATTTTTTAGTTCCCGATTTCAGTTCTTGTGCAAGTCCCATATCAATTTTTAATGTATATATTATAGCATACTTATGCGTAACCTGCATCTATTGCTTTTTTCATTATCTCTTGTTGTGTCTCCGTTCCATCTAACTTAATGTAATCATCTCCTTTATAGTTATCTAAGTCTTCCTGTGTTTTAGTGAAACCAGTGCTCTCAAGACCATCTTCTTTGTATATTACTGGTTTTCTATCATCTTTATTAGAGTTACCAACTGCAACTCCAGATGATACATTTGCATAATTCTTATTATAATTTCTACGATCTAATGAACTTATCTTACCAAAGTAATATCTATCATATGCAAATGTAACCTGACATTCAAGCACTTGGTTGCCATCATATGCAACAGGCATGGAAGATACAGAAACTGGAAAACAATTTAAAAAATTATATTCTACACTTCTAAAATGATCTTTGTCAAACTTTTGAATCTTTATGGTATCAACTTTGTACTCGTCTGGATACTGCATTCTATGATAGTATGCAATATTTGACCTATCTACCTCATTATTAGATCCAGATGCTAT